GCAGAGTATGTGCTTAATCGCACTGTAGATTGGCTGGATGCTCCGCGCAAATATCCTTCAGACAAGAAGCGTGTGTTAGTGGCAATACCTACTGCTAAAAACATTGAGGTAGATACATTCAAATCTATCTATGACCAAGTAGTAGACGAAAACGTGGAAGTAGATTTCCAATACTTCTACGGGTACCGTATAGACCAAATCCGGAACCTCATTGCCGACTGGGTAATCAAAGGTGGCTATGACTATCTGTTTAGTGTGGATTCAGACGTTACTTTTGACAAAGATGTCCTACAGAAGTTTATTGACCATGATGTGGATGTAGTGTCAGGTGTATATCGTCAGCGCAAGGATAATCAAATACTTGAGATATATGGCGAGCATGGTAGCAACCTGGAATGGTCAGATATTTCAGACAAACAATTGTTTAAGATTGGTGGCTGTGGATTTGGTTGTGTGCTGGTAAAGCGTGAGGTGTTTGAGAGTGTAGGACAGCCTGCGTTTGAGTATCATGTTGCGTTGACTCACAAGGACACTGTATCAGAAGATTGGGACTTCTGCGCTAAGGCGCGTGACAGAGGTTTTGAGGTGTGGTGTGATACTGATGTAGTTTGTGGTCATATTGGCTCCACAGTATACAGAGTAAGTTAAGTCAAGGGATAAGTTTCAACACCAGCATTATCTATATCAAGTCTACGGGTGTAATTATCAGCATCTTCTTTTATTACTGCTCTTAACTCAGGTGGTGTCCAACCCAAATGCAATGTCTCATCGTCGTCATTTACTATGGATGTGGTTGTTGTACCATTTTGTGATCTAATAGTGGGGGTGTAGGATTGCTCACCATTCTGTGATACCACAGTAATAGGTACATCAGCAATAACATATCCAGCGCCTAAATCTCCAACTAACTCAACTAGACAACTATCAGTAAGAGTTGGTTCATTAGCAACCAAGCCAGCACAGGGTATGTATTGATCCTCTGGTGTACTAGGAGTAAGGCCGCCGCCTGTGCTTCCTCTGTCCAAAGGTACTGTGTACGCTAAGACTGCTACATTACTGGTACTATCCCACTCATATACTTTTGCCGTGCCTTTGTATGGACTAGCAATTGCTACACCAGAGTTGCCGCCGTCCCCTGTATCCTTGATAAAGAATGGCTGAGCTACTATTTGTGACATTGCGCTTACTGGCATCAGAGGGGATGCTTCGCGTCCTGAACTATCAGCACCTGAATATGCTGATACTAGACCTGTTGCTCTGAGTCTGGTAGCGCCATTGGGCTCATAGTCTGCGTCAGTGGCACCGGTGCCGGCATCAAAGTCCACTGGTGATCCAGGATTTACAGTTGGAAAATCACCACTGCCGCCTTTTCTGACATAGTACTTAGATTCTGTGTTGTCATATGGAGCACTCACGAATCCCTGTCTGGGCCAAGTGATACCGTCATTGGTCAGTGGCATAATAAGTCTACAATCAGCAAATCTCGCATTTGTCCAGTTACTTGAGCTAGTGGGGTATTGAGGTGGATCTGATCCTGCCCAAGCCTGTACACATGCCATGATTTTTGATGTAGCACTGATAAAATACTCACCATTGCCGTCGGTATAAAAGTAAGTCAACTCCCAAGGCTCTAAGTCTCTGGGAGTCTGACCTGCGACTGTGTTTCCGCTTTTTGTGACTGTTACGGTGGAAGGCAGTGGGCCATTACATATAATGATCATTCCAGTTTCATCTCCAGGTGAGCCTGTGCCTGTTAGGAATGTCGGAAGATCTTGTGAGTTTCTGAAAGCATATACATATGACTCATTAAAACTCAGACCCAAACTTAATAGTGGCATGGGAGATTCTTGTTGACTGAGGGGAAGGGTCTGTTCACTACAACCGTAAAAACCTGATGTTGATGTTATGATTGCGCCAGGGCTTAAACCCGTAAAGCAAATAGGCTCGCCCAGTGACATAAACTCACGATATAGGACATTTGCCGCAGTATAGTCTGCACCAGTGGCGTAAACTTCGATTACATTACCATCGGCTAGTGATACGCCCTGAACTTTACCTGTGTTGGTTGCGGCTACTGCCAGTACTGTGAGTGCAGGTTGTCCTGCTTGAGCGTAGAGATTTTGTTCGACTGCCAAACCTGCGGCTGTGGAGTATTCTAACGCGGCTTCGCCATCTGCGTCTACCACAGAGTAACTAGTTCCGTTATAAATTTTTATTTCTGAGTTGCCGTGGTCAAACCATATGTCACCCTGAATTACATCAACATCGTCAACGTTAAAATATTTGATGCCATTGTCGCCCTGAAAACTTCCAAACTTCTTCGACATGTCTTATCCTAATTAAGTCAAGGGATACGTTACAGTTCCTGAATTATCGATATCAAGTCTGCGTGTATAGCCATCAGCATCTTCTTTAACTACTGCTCTCTTAGTCTGTGGTGTCCAACCCATCATGAGTGTTTCGTCACCTTGCGAAACGATTGATTGTGTGGTTGTGCCGTTCTGAGATCTAATTGTGTAAGTAGTAGTGTTAATATTAGTTTGTGATATTACAGTGATAGGTACGTCTGCTACCACGTAACCAGGATCTATATCCCCCACAAGTTCAATAATACAAGTATCAGTAATACCAGGAGCATCGTTGGAAACCAATCCAGCCACAGGTATGTACTGATCTTCTGGTGTACTAGGTGTGATGCCTTGTCCAGTAGTTCCTCTGTCCAGAGGTACTGTATATGCCAACACTGCTACATTACTCGTGGTATCCCACTCATATATCTTTGCTGTGCCTTTGAATGGACTAGCAATGGCCACACCTGAGTTACCACCGTCACCACTATCATTAATATGAAATGGCTGTGCTACAACCTGAGACATAGCACTAACGGGCATCATGGGCGTTGCTTCCAAGCCAGCACTGTCTGCTCCTGAGTATGCCGATACTAGGCCAGTTGCTCTGAGGCGTGTAGCACCTCTGGGCTCGTAGTCTTGATCACTGGCGCCTGTAGCGGCATCAAAGTCTACGGGAGAGCCAGGATTTACTGTGGGAAAGTCTCCAGTTACTCCGTCACGAACATAATACTTGGATTGAGTGTCGTCATATGGTGCACTCACATATCCTGATCTGGGCCAGGTAATACCATCGTTTGTAAGTGGCATAATAAGTCTGGTATCATAAAATCTTGCATTTGGGTCCACAGTGTCTGTGGATGATTGCTGAGGGTTGTCTCCCATATATGCTTGCACACATGCCATGACTTTGGATGTGGCGCTAATAAAGTATTCGACGTTTGCGTCAGTGTAAAAGTAAGTCAACTCCCAGGGATCTAAGTCGCGTGGGGTTTGGCCCTGAACATTACTTCCGTTTTTTGTAAATGTTACTGTGCTTGGTAGAGCACCATTCACAATTATAACTTGTCCTGTTGAATCACCAGTGGTTCCGCCTGAAATAAAACTTGGAGTCTGATTTGAGCTTCTAAATCCATACACATAGGACTCATTAAAACTAAGTCCCAGACTTAGTAGTGGCATAGGACTTTTCTGACCGGCGGCTGTTACCTGCTCACCAACACCATAAAAGCCTTGTGTGGATGTGATAATAGCACCAGGACTTAATCCAGTAAAGCAGATGGGCTCACCTGCTGACATAAACTCTCGATACAACACGTTGGCGACTTCATAATCTGCACCAGTAGCGTATACTTCCACTACATTACCATTGCCCAGGGAGCATCCTTGTACCTTACCTGAGGTTGTTGCACCTACTGCCAATACAGTGAGTGCTGGTTGTCCAGCCTGTGCATACAAGTTCTGCTCAACAGCCAAACCTGCGGCTTTGGAGTAATCAAGAGCAAGCTCACCATCTTTATCAACGCTTACCCAAGTGTCGCTAGTGGTTGAATAAATTTTTATATCGGAGTTAGCGTGGTCGAACCAAATGTCGCCTTGAGTTGCGCTCGTAACATTGTCAATGTTATGATATATGATGCCATTTGATCCTTGAAAACTTCCAAATATTTCTGACATAATTATTCCTTATTTAAACGTCAAAAGTTCCAGTAGTTCCTGTACTTAATGTAATTCCACGAGCCGCCATACGCGCCACAGATCTAGTAAATACCTGATCAAGTTCTGCCTTGGTAAGTGCTCTGTTGAAAATTATTGCCTCAGCAAAACCCGATCCTCTGGCAAAGTTAGAGTCATTATACCATAGGTTACCAAAACCTATATTATGAGTGGGGTTTTGTCGAGTACCTGAGCCAGTGTATGTTTCTATTCCAGTTGAAGGGTTAGTGTAACACAATACATCAGCGCCTCCAGCAGTTACCCCAGTTTGGGTATAACTAAAGGCTTCAAACATCCATGTATTAGTGGTATCCAAAACATTCTGCATATCCACAAATCCAATACCACTTCTGTCATTAAATCTTTCTGATGTACCTCCCAGGAACACAGATCTACCATTGCCTTCACTGGATGTTCTTAAATTACCAAATCGTATGGTATTGGTACCAGCTGGACCAATTTGTCTCACAACAACACAAACAGTTTGTTCAGTGTTGCCGGCTATCTGACTATCAAGACCTGATAGTGCAACATTGGCAGTCTGAACATAGTTAGTGTTTATGCCAATAGACTGGCTCGAAGTAACTGTGAGGCCTGAGATAATATCTGTGAGTGATCCTCCAGTATTACTGCCAAATATCCAGTGGCCAGCGGCACCAAACTCTGCTCTCTGGTCAGCCGTTCTGGCGGCTTTCCAATTTATGTAGTATTGGGTACCTATTGTTCTCAGGGAAGCGGCGTCAAAGTGTAGGTTATCAAACGATGTAAGTGCGCTCGCATCCACAAATGTTGTATAGTCTCTGGCATCTGCAACACCTTCTATGACAGTTGACATAGCAACGGCGTCTGCGCCATTGTTAAACAAGCCACCCAGTACTACTGGAGTGTCAGATGTCATTACAGTTCTGGAGATAAAGTTATTGATCATGGCGTTCCAGGCAGTGGAGTAATTTGCTCTGTCTGTAGCAGATTTGTCAGCCTCACCCTGGTGCCATAAAAAGCCCTTGAGTTGCCAATCAGTATTAGCCGCAAATGCCGCATTAGTACGAGTAACCATAGCCTCATATACAGTATCGCCCACGTTCCAATCATTGGTTGCAAATCCAGTACCTCCTTCCGCAACTGGTATAAAGATCAAATCAACATCTGGATTTTCATTCATATATTGTATACTAAATGTAATATCTAAACCCATGTCTCCATTTGTTGGATCACGGTGATCAAGTGGGTTAGATGCGGCGACAACCTGTCCACTTTGGTTGTACTGATAAACATTTGATGGGTGTGTGGCTCCGTTGTCAAATGTTGCCCTACCAATCATGTTGGATTGTCCTGCCATAATGAATACATGCTTTGGACGAACACTAACAGGCTTATATTTTATGAAATCATTTTCGTCAATATAGACATTACCCATAGTGACGTTGCTTGAGTCAGGCAACACACTAAAGTCCATGAGACGAACATCTATGTTCGCAGGATGACCCATTATTAAACTATCTGAACCAAATGATAGGAGGTTGTTGGCATCTGAGCTTATTGATTGTGGGCCAGCACTGCCACTAAAACCTATGCTTCCTGTAAATCCAGTGTCACCTTTACTTCCGGTAAATCCAGTGTCACCTTTACTTCCGGTAAATCCTATGGGGCCTTGAGTACCTTGTGAACCTGTAAAACCAGTGGCGCCTTGCGAACCTGCTACACCACCGCCACTAGTAATTGCGGCATAACCAGCAACTGATGTACTAAATGTTAAAGTAGTTACATTGGCGCTTGTAAAGTTAACAACAGGATAATTAGCAGTACCTACCATACTATTGCCAGTGCTATCAATGACTTCTACATTTAAGTATTGGGAGTCTAGGTTGTGAGTAATTGTCCAGGTTGCAGATGCCGAACTTTGCGTATGCGTAAACGCGCCTGCAATAGCAGATTCGCCTTGTGATCCTGTAAAACCTGTATCACCTTTGCTACCAGTAAATCCAGTTGTACCATTAGTACCAGCACTACCAGTAAAGCCTGTATCACCTTTGCTACCAGTAAATCCAGTTGTACCATTAGTACCAGCACTACCAGTAAAACCTACAACACCCTGATCACCTTTAGATCCAGTAAAACCTATCAGACCCTGGGCACCTTGTGAACCAGTAAATCCAGTTGTGCCTTGTGTGCCCTGTGAACCAGTAAAGCCAATGTTACCTTTGCTACCAGTAAATCCTACTGTGCCCTGAGTACCTTGTGAACCTGTAAAGCCAACGTTGCCCTGGTCGCCTTTGCTACCAGTAAAGCCAATCAGTCCTTGTGCACCCTGTGAACCTGTGAAGCCAGTAGTGCCTGCTGTACCAGCACTACCTGTGAAACCAGTATCACCCTTGGAGCCTGTGAAACCAGTATCACCCTTGGAGCCTGTGAAACCAGTATCACCTTTTGATCCTGTAAAGCCAGTGTCGCCTTTGTCACCAGTTCTGGCAAAGGTCATAATGAGTTCTTCGCCGTTGGTAAAGCTCGTAGCACTACCGTCTACATAACTTACTGTTACTTGGAAATAACCTGTTTCCTCAGAGATGGCACTAATAGTGTACATTACAAAATCGTCTGCATTTAGCTTGTTAGCCATTCTGAAGTGGCCTTTGATAGCACTAGATGAATCGTCAATAGTTCTTAAAAATTGCTGAATATCTGTGCCAGTTGCATCAGTATCATCAATGCTAAGAATTGTACCTGATGTTAAGTTAGCATTGTTTATTTTAACATTGCCAGCACCTGGATCTGAGACTGCGGTGTCAGTACTCCATTCATATTCAAACGTAGCACCACCAAATCCACCTTGTGAGCCCGTAAAACCAATACTACCATTAAAGCCTGTATCACCTTTACTACCAGTAAAACCTATATCTCCCTTGCTACCTGTGAAACCAATTACACCCTGATTGCCTTGTGAGCCAGTGAAGCCTACATTGCCCTGATCACCTTTACTACCAGTAAAGCCAATTAGGCCTTGTGATCCAGCACTACCAGTAAAGCCTGTATCGCCACGACTTCCATTAAATCCAGTTGTACCTTGAGTACCTTGTGATCCTGTAAAACCAATTACGCCTTGGTCACCTTTAGATCCAGTAAAACCTACATTGCCTTGATCACCTTTACTACCAGTAAATCCAATCAATCCTTGGGCGCCGGCACTTCCTGTAAATCCTGCGGTGCCTTGATCACCTTTGCTACCTGTGAAGCCAATTACACCCTGGTCGCCTTTAGAACCAGTAAAGCCTATAGCACCTGTGCTTCCATCAAAGCCAGTAATACCTTGGAGACCAGTTGAACCTGTGAAGCCAATATCGCCTTTACTACCAGTAAAACCCCTGCTTCCATTAAAGCCAGTAGCACCCTGACTACCGGTGAAACCAGTACCACCTTGAAGACCTTGTGAGCCTGTGAAGCCTGTGGCTCCCTGAGATCCGGTAAATCCTTTGGTTCCCTGATCTCCTTTGCTACCAGTAAAGCCAACACTACCACCAAAACCTATGCTTCCTGTAAAACCAGTGTCGCCTTGATCGCCCTTACTACCAGTAAATCCAGTGTCACCACGACTTCCGTTAAATCCAGTTGCACCTTGGCTACCAGTAAAGCCAGCACCGGCGGATCCAGTAAAACCTTGTCCAGCACTGATAGCCAAATATCCAGCAGTTGCTGATGTAAATGTAGCAGTTAGTTGTGAAGTACTGTCAAATGATAATGTTGGATAATCATAAGTGCCAACTAAACTATTTCCTGATGAATCTATAACTTCCACGTTGACGTATTGTACGCCTAGGTTATGAGTTACAGTCCAGGTAGTGGCCGCAGAACCCTGTGTATGCACATAAGATCCTGCCGCTGTGGATTCACCTTTGGAAC